TATCTGTTATTGTACCTGTAATAACTGGTATTGCTAAAGCTTCTTCAGATCCACCTTGCACCTTTATCTTGGGCAAATTAATAACATCGTAATTTTTTCCACCATTTAAAACTCTAATTTTTTCTAGAGGACCATAATATACTTTATCTTCCGATTTATAATTTGATATTTCTACACCATTTATGAGCATCCCTACAGAAAAATTTGGAATAGTATCTGTAGATTTCCCGGATTTTATATTTGAAGGAATTGGAAATTTTCTAAGAATCTTTGAACCGGATAATTTTTTATTACTTTGAGAAAATAATGTAAAGGTATGAGAACCTGAAAATTTGTTTGTATTAGATTCTGGATAATTGTCAGAGTAAAACTTGACAGCAAACTTATCATCATCTAATGTACTTATAGATTCAAATAATTTTATAGAATTATTGTCAATTACTTTTACATAGTATTCATTATTATCTAAATTAACTAATCTTTTATTCGAAAATTCATAAAATACTCTATCACCAGTTATAAATTTAACTTCATCTTCAAAAGATATTGTAGTGAATGCATCAGTATCTAGATCTCTATCTGTTATAAGTCCGGAACCAAGGGAAATACTCTGTTCAGATAATTCGGGGGTTAAATCATATAAAAATTCTGTGGATATTCCAGTAAATCTACTTGAAGGTAAAGAATTAGATGCGACATATGCAAATTTGTTATCTTCGAAATATACATTTTGAATATCAGTTATTTCGGAATTATTTCCATTTAAAAAACTGATAGTATTACTATATGCTTTATTTACTTTTCTTCTTATCTTATAAAGTCCATTTTCAGTAAAAGAGAATCCTGATAAAGATACTTGCTTTGATCCTATAGAAATATCTTGGCCGACAAAAGGAGTGTCAGATGTTGAGGTTGGGTATATAACTATATTTGTAATTCTATCTACAATTTCTACTAAATCGTTTTTCTTTAATTGGCATTTATCGACGGAATTTTTTAGAATTATATTAGATCCTTGTATAGATTCAATATCAATTGAGGGACAAGCATTATAAATCCAGGAGTTTGCGAAAATTTGCTTATAACTCTTATTGTTTCGGGGGTTTATAACACTATCACCAATACTTTGAACTGATACTTTTTGGTTCTCAGATATAGTAATATCATCAGAACCTTGGTTAAATTCTGAAATAATTCCAGTTAGTCTAAAATCAATTCTCTTTGAAATATCACCATTTTCAAAAGCAAAGTAAGTATCATCAGAATGAATGTTATCCGTAGAAGAAATTTTACTTTCTATACCAGAACAACCAAAAAACTGATTAATACTCTTGTTGGTATAGGTTATTTTATTGGATCCGGAGTAAATAGTTCCAGATTCGGGAAATCCAATAGTAGAGTCTACACTAATTACAGAACCACCTACAATAACATCCTCTAATAATTTTGTATTTGGGGTTATATCAAAAGTTTCTTTTGCTGTAAGTCCATCATTTGAACCAACAAAAAGAGATACTTTATAATATAATTTTTGTCCTCTAGTAAAAGGACTTATAGAAGAAATTGGAGCAGAAACAAAAGAATTATTATTTTTGTATAATGATTGTCCTTTTATATTTACAGGATTTCCATCAGAGATAGGTTCTAAAATTGCAACATCAGATCTGACATAATTTGAATCTGAAGACTTTAGAAGATAGTCTTCTAGATTAATAATAGATGGATTTTCTCCAAAAAGCACATTAAATAAAATTCTAAAGGATTCATCAGTACCTTTTGATGAATAAAGAGATTTTATTTCCTTAATAAAATTACCTACATCAATTCTATCGTCAAACTTTCTACCTTCAAATCCCGGAGCAAAAGTAAATTTAAACTTTTTAAAAAATTCCTTTAAAAATAAAGAACTTAAATTTGTTATTTTAGAATCTTCACTATGTGATGATTTACTAGTTTGATCAAATACTAATTCTTCTATATTCAGATTATCATGATAATCTGTTATTCCACTAAAACCACGTATACATCCTACAAAACTATTGGTTGTAATTCCAGTATATGTGATAATTTCATCATCAATTTTAAGAAGTCCATACTTTGTTGGGAATCCTTTAGTACTTGATACATTAATAGTATCATCATCTTCTCCAATAGAAGATTCTAAAGTTGCACTGTCAACAATAACTTCTGGTTTAAAATTATCTAATTTTAAATATTGATCTAAATTTTCTGCAATATCTGCCGTTCCGCCTTGATATTCCTGAGATATGTAATATTGTTTTAAAAAATCAAGAGTTTTCGGACTTTCATCCAAAATAAATTCTGGAAGTTGATTTGAAATTATATCTTGAATCTTTACTCTAGATTCAAATCCAGTACGTATCATATTACTCTCTGATTAATTTTCCGTTTGAATAACTTGATGTATAGAAACTTTTTCTAAACACTGTCCCTGATATTTCTTCACCTGAGGAAATAACGTCTTTTAACATATTTATTTCGGTATTAGAAATGTCTAATTTCAAGAAAATATCACGCAACCCAATAACATCATTAGATTCTGGTATAGCTTGAACTTCTACAATATTATTTGGTTTTTCGGTAGAAGTGATATTTATAGTTCCAATATTAATTTCACCCTTAACATAATCTACCGTTCCTGCAGATTTAGAAACAACTCTAATTGTTCCATTTGCTAAATTTTTCACAACAGAAATTACTCCAGTCTTTCTATCTGGATTTGGAATATCAGTCAAATAAACAGTTTCACTTTCACCAGCAACATTAAATCCTGTAGATTTAATGTTAAATCCACTATCATTTACATGAAATTGATTGCCAAAACATAGTTCGTATTGTGTAAATTGATTGAGGAGAGTATTTAAATTTCTTCTTATCTTTACTCTAGTGATATTAGATGTAATAGCAGTATCAGTATCATCAATTGCTCTTAGAACTCTACTATACTTAAACCTTCCTCCAAACTTATTTAAATCTAAAGAGTTTGCATAACTACTGAGAGTATTTGATATTCTAGTCTTAAGTGACTGTGGGGTAGATACTTTTGAGTCGTTATAATAAATAAAGGAATCTAATTCTACATATAAAACTTTCAAGTCTAGAATACTTTGCTTAATTCCAGAAACGGAATAATTCTTGAGTTGGGAAAGTATTCTAGACTTATTAAACTCACTAACCAACTCTCCATTTTTTGGTTTTATGGATATTTGAACTGTACCAAATTCTGGGGGTTCTAGTTCTTCTCCACCAATAATAGAAACAGATTCTGTATCTGGATAGATTTCTTTAATAATAGCTTCATAGTCTTGACCAGTTACTGCCCTGTTCTGTGCAGAGTATATCTTTGGTGCAAAATACTTAATCGAATCTATCTTTTCAATTCCAGCACCATTTTGTGCTTTAGATACTGTATTTACGACAAATGGTTGTGGTGAAACTGGGTTATTATTGCTATCAACTATTCTACCTGCAAAAGAGAAGAATGATGCACCATTTCCTTCTTCACCTTCAGTTATCAAATAGTTAACTTCAATAACAGCACCATTTTGCAATTTCTTTCCAATTAATCCGTCACCAAACAACAATTCATATTTTTCATCTTGTATTTCTTGTATTAAAAATATAGTAGACTCATTGTTCACATTTATAATATTATCAACTAACTTATATTCTACCCCATCAACGTAAACTTTTATTGTTGCAGTATCGATAAAGGAATTATTTAAAATAAATCTCTGACCTAATGATCCATCATAGATAAATTTCTTTGTTAGAAATGTTCCTTGAAGAACTTCAATATTGTTAAAATCTGCTCTTACAGAATTAATATTATTTCCATTTTCACCCACAAAACTCGCATCTTCAGTTTGAACCGTAATATCCTCTACGACTGAAAATAAGTATGATGTATTTTCTATAATACCCTTACAAACAAGACCTTTTTGAAGAGATAATTTTTGTGTATTTGTACCTTCTATTGTAATTGAGAAAGATATTATAGATTTTGCAGAATTATTAGATCTTGGAACATATCCAATATTTCTTGCTAAAGAAACGACATTCTCTCTAAGAGTCGCAGAGTCTAAGAAAGACTCATTTACGACCATGTTAGAGTTGAATGCCGTTATATAGGTATTATATGCTAATGTATCAATCAAGACTGAAAAGTTAGAACCTTCAAAATCAAATCCCGTGAAATCTGAATTAGCACGAAGATAATCTTTGATAGATTCTTTTATTTGGTCAAAGTCTAAATTTGTAAATTTTGTAAAAGGCATTTTATCTTGTTGCCTCTAAAAGGAATGAATATTCTTGTGTAGGAAACTCTTGACCAATAATATCAAATATTATAGTAACATCAAATTCATTACGATCTGGTCTTGGTAGAACCTCGACTTGTAAATTATCTACTCTTGGTTCAAAGTTATTAATAGAATTTTCAATTTCATCTGCAATTAGTGATGCAGTACCAAAATCGACAAAATCAAATAATGAATCTCTAATACTAGAACCAAAAATTGAGTTAAAAAATTTTTCTGTGGGGATTGTTTGAACAATATTCCTTACAGACTTACGAATTGCAGATTCGTTTCTCAATACTTGAACATCTTTTGTTACAGGATGAGGGTTGAAAGATAAACTTATATCTTTAAACCCTCTTGATATCCTCTCCATTTTAATTTTAAAGAGTTTTCTTAATTTTATTTATACTTTATTCTCTAAGGTAATTCTGCTCTTTCTTGATATCATCATGCATGATCTCTTGAATCACTCTTTCATCGGATTCTTTGATTTTTTTAGGTAATGACCAATAATCTGTAACCAAACTTGTCGTTCCCCACACTTCTTTCATGTAACTTGTACTTCTATCAACTGGTAAATTACCCATTTTGCTCCTGATTAGTAAAATCAGAACTTTTTGAGGGGTTACTATCCCTATTTTTATTTATTTTTTATCCTCTTCGAATAAAGTTTCACGTTCTTGTGCAGTTTTCCAGAAATATTCGTCCTCACGTCCCATTCCAAGTCTTTTAAAACCATTTTCAACTTGATAATATTGAGTCGAAACCTTAAAATCAGGCATTTTGGGTTCGACAGGTGTCAAACTATTGTCAAAAATACGTAATCTGTTGTTTGGATACATTGCATACTGTCCATTCTCAAGTTCAATTAGGTTATGAGACTTATGTTCGGCAGGATTCTCACTAGTAGCCCAATCAACATAATCGGGATCATGATGATAGTTATCAATAGTGCAGATATAAGTACCTTTTACATTACCAAAGTCCCGTGTATAACATTCAAAGTCCATTGATCCTATGAATTTCTTATCCACCGAGACAACCCCGTAGTCCATACAATTCCAAAACTGAAGGTTTGGTAGGTTCATGTCTGGAGTCGGGGTCTCAGGGTCTGCTACAAAGGCACTGATAGGCAATTTGTCGTACATTGCCGCATATTCTGGTAGATAGGTCTCAAAATAAAAAGCACGTCCAGGAATCGATTTAACCGATACCCAAACGCCCTTTACAAATTCACCATGTCCACTTTGATGATCCGTTAGATACTCTTTACGAACCCATACTTCTTGTGATGGAAGATTTGCAATCAAACATGCCATATGGTGTCAATAAAACTACAATTATATATTAACCTCTCCCTTGCCCACGATATACCTTACGCTTCCCATTACGAGAAGTCGCGGCATACTTCGTGTGCTTACCACTCCCCTGACGAGTCTTTTTCGGTTTGGCTTCCACAAATCCATCACCACTTAATCCAATCTTTGAACGTACTGCCATAATAACTCCTTAATACTTTGTGATTTTTGTTTCTAGATCTTGTGGTCTTGGAAAACCTTTCTGATAATACTCTACCGAAAGGTCCTCCATCTTATCAAAATACTCCTCCTCCGTCAAGTTCTCATACAGAATTTTACCCATATGGAGAATTGTATATTCTGCCAGTAACATTAGATCACTCTTGTCTTCTCGTGCCCAACTCTGATACGTGGATCGCACCAAATCTCAAACCCTGCTTCCTTTGCATCTAGGCAGAAACTTACATCCTCTCCACACATATCCTGAACTTCTCCACTTTCAAATACTTGCATCTTTGGTGCAAACCATGGATACTCAAGACTCTCAAAAACACCGTTTTTAATCAATAACCATCCAAATCCTGCATAGTCCACAGTGAACGGTTTGCGACGCTTTGTAATACTCTCCCCAGTCTCATGATTCATTACTCCACCGTTATTACGAAAATCATCCTCTTCCATCCAATGTGCAACACTTGTTGTCCTACCATCTTCTGTCATATACCATCCACTTGCAATATCTTGATCCATCAGAACTAATTGCCAGAATGTATCAGAATTGAAAACAATATCACTATCAATCCATAGTTGATAATCATATTTTAATTTTCCATCCCAAGGTTTTTGTTTCGGTCCTCGCAGTACATTCGCACCTAAACATTTGCATCTTGCAAAGTTTACCATCGATGAATAATCTTGCGAAATCTGAATGGCAGCTCCTGCTTGCACTAAGTCAAAACAAAGTTGTACAAAGTTTTTGAGATATGTGTAAGAAACTCCTCTACCTGGTAAACAAAAGACTACAGTCTTCCCCTTCACCATTTCTCGTGCTTTGTCATAATCCCATTCCTGTTCTGTTTTTTTAGACACATTGGGCGTCTTTGCTTTTACAGTAAATCCTTTTGCCATAACTTTAAATGAACTACTTCACTATCATAACACTCTATCTATATTCAGTCAATACTTCGAATTACAATACAATCATTCTCTACCTCGATGTTTACTTCTACTCCCTCATACCATCCATTCTCATCACATATCCATTCGGGTATCGTAATAATATGTTCACCACTTACTGGGTCGATCTCTACAGTCGTAAAATTTTCCTGCGGATTTTTTTGCATATCTTTGAACCTTGTGCCTTGTTTTTATATATGAAAACTTTTTTTTATCTTCGTATTATCACTAACGCTCTTTGGGTCGTTTATAGCTTAAAGTAGTAGGGGGTTTTTATATACGGGGGCATACAACATAAGGGGGCATATACCCCCCTACTGCTGTTTCACGAACGAATGCCCTTATCTATCAACTGCCTGCGAACTCCCCTTCTTACTTGATTCATAGCATGAGGGCATGATGGTGATGAGGGGGCAGTATATGTGAATCCTATGTAATGTCTAAAGACTAAATGTGTCCTTTGACGTTCTAAGTCATAACCCATAGAATCCATGAAGATGCGAACTTCTTTTTTATATTTCATGATACAGAGAACTTAGAGTTGTTGAAGTTGGCATAACTGAACTGCTCACGATTAACCAACTTATATGTGCCGAACTCATTAGAGTAGACATAACCCTCACCACCGATTGGAGTTTGTCCGATGTATGCCTTCGGACCATTATTCCGACAGAGATAGATAGCATCTTCTTTTATCGACTTAACTAATAACCAGAAACTGATGAGATTCTCATTCATAAAGGCACAACCAATGACGGGACGATTCTCACGGATACAGGAATTAAGTTCCTGTTTAATCAGTTTGGCATCCTTATCTGTTACAAACTCAACGTTCTGTGCCATTACCTTAGCAAAGGAAATTACGTCGTCTAAGTCATGGAATCTCTTCAGTCCATCATCATAACGACCGGATGCAATCGTTGCTCTGGGTTTCACGAACTTACAATAGAATGTGTCTGTAATAGTGAAGTTCATCGGGTGTGCGATTGCATCCCTTAAATCACTCTCTGCTGTGTAAACTGTATGAGGAGCAACGATAATCTCCTCTTCTACAATGTTATCGAACTGATAGGTGATTGTGTTCGGTGTGTATTCATCAGTG